TTTTCAAGCGCTGTAATTTTGTTCTTGGCTGAGAGGTCACGTTGACGTTTTAAGTCTTTCTTAAGGCGGCGCTCTTCGCGTCGTGCCTCTCGAATTGCTTCACGCTCTTCGCTTGTCTCACCTTCATTATGATCATCATCATTCTCATGATCATCATCCTCATCGTCGTCGTTGGCTTTAACTCTTCCGCCTTCTTTTTCTTCTTCGACTTCAATTTCTTCTGGAAGGTCTATCTTGGCAACTAATGTGCCGTCTTCCCGTTCCTGTTGCGGAACGTCTTTTTCTTTATCTGCCATACTTTTCTTTCAAAAGTTAATCTACAAACGCTTTCATCTTCTGCGCATACTCAAAATTCTTGATGCGAGAGATGATTTCACGGGCCTGTAACGTAATGAACACCACCGGTGATCCTTCGTCGTCAGGGTTTACAATAAAACGATCGCCACCATACTTAATCGTACGTACTAGATCACCTTCTTTACACCAAGGACCTTCTGCCCATTGTGTTAGCTCTGCGTCTAGGTTACGGTATGCCAGTGGTCCAACTTGCACCACTTTAGCTACAGTTTCATTGAATCGTAACGTTTGTCTGGTCTCATCCACTAGGATGATTCCGCCTTTACTGGTTGATTTTTCCCTGCGTAACTGCACAAGTACTCTGTCACCAGCAACTTCAATACCAGTATCAATGACAGGAAAACATTCTATTTCCGATCTTGTATCTGGCTCGTCTTTGCCTTTTAAATCAAACACTGTTCAGTGCTCCCTATAACCTTTACAGGTTGTCTTCGTCTTCCGTCAAAATTTCGTTGACTATGTCCAGAGTGGTCTTAAGACCCTCTATTTGGCCGATTAAAAACTGATAATCTTCAAATGTGTGGACATTTGTCCCAGCGGTGACGGCGTCCGCCAGTTTTGCTTTTCGTTCGCGTACGCGATCGATTATTTCAGAAATAAAATCCTTCATACAGATAATAATGCAAATGTATAAAGGAATCCGCCCTAAAAATTAATAGAAATTACCGCCACCGATGTCTTTAAGGTTTTTACCTGGGCCGACTTTAGAAGAACGTGCTGGTTTACCTTTTACTGCATTGTTTGCGCGTTTGGAGCCTGATGGTCCGTTGTCTACTTTAGCGTCTGGTCCACCGCCGCTTGTTATGCTGCCAGTTTCTTTATAGTTTTGGCGAAATCCAATTTCACCAGCTTGTTTTTTGATTGCCATGTTATTGTCCTTGTGGAGGAGTGGGTTGTGGTGCTGCTGCTTGTTGTTCTAATGCTTGTTGATGTTGTTGATCATTTTGTTGTAGCGTTTGGGCATGATCTAGGCCAGACTGTTGGGCCTGGTTTTGTGCCTGTTGTGCCTGTTGGGCCTGTTGCTGTTGTGCGTCAATTTGACTTTGAACTGCCTGAGCTTGTTGTTGGAACTGTTGCTGCTGTATCTCTAAGCCATGCTGTCTAATGTCCTGCTGGGCCGCATGAGAGGCCTCCAGAGCTGTTTGATTCTGCTCGTGAGCCATAGCCTGCTGGTCTGCATCCCATTGCGCCTTAGCTGTGATCATAGCAATACGCTCACGTGAGGCATTGTTAATGTCAGCCATGGCGATGTTAGTCGCGTTCTTATTGGAGTCCACCACAGTCTGAGTATGATACTTAGTCTGTAGTTCGGCCACTTTTTGTTGCAGTTCAGCAATTTTGATCTGGTAATTTTGTTGATCTTGTTGCATCTCAAGCTGCATTTTGGCCTGTGACTCTTGTTGCTTACGCTGAGTCTCGGCCATCTGGGTCTTAAGGATAACCTGAGCTGTTGGATCGCTGTTGGCAGCATTTTGTTGTTGAGCCTGTTGAGCCTGCTGTACTTTTTGTGCCAACGCCGTAATTTGCTGAACGTATGGAGTTAAGTTTTGTTTAGCATCTTGGTCAACCATTTGTGATGCTAATGCCAAGGCCTGTTGGGCGTCAAGGTCTAATGGTTTTTCTTGGTGTAAGTTAAGCGAGTCTTTGCCGCCTGATGCTTGTGCCACATACGCACGCATAGACTGCAGATAGTGCAGTGTTAAATGCTGCTTGATGTGCTCTAAAGCATGAGGAGAAAAAGTAGGCCCAATAACAGGGTTGCCACCATAAGCTGGGTTATTTGCATATTCAAGGTGAACCTTAAGGTGGGCCATGTGATCCTGGTCAGGATACGCCGCGGCTGGTCGGCCCATTGTCATGGAAACGTTTTCTAGTGCTGGGTTAGACTCCTTAGCACCCATTGGGTTTGGTAGTACTTCCTCTACACCAGGAACTTTTAACTGTTGCAACACACGGCGGTAAACCGCACGTAGGTCAAACATACCTGGAGGCGCAGAGGTGGCCATCTGTAAAAGAGCCTGGTTCTGTGCAAGACGTTGTGTCTCAGAGAAAATGTTAGGGTCTGATACAGGGCGTACGTCGTTGTTTGCCGCAAAGTCACGAACCTTAATCTCAGAGCCGGACTGATTGTCCATCTCGTCCAAGTACCAGTGATTGATACGGGAGATGATAGCAAGCGACTTAGCCTGTGATCTATGTAAACGTGCATGAATTGAGGAGAATACTTTAGCACCCTGTTCAATTAACGCCTGAGTTGTACCGACTGGTGTATTAGCGTTAGTGTCTGCAATCTTTTCTTCTGCAGTAGTAACAACACCTTTTGCCGCGTCTGTTAGCCAGCCTAATAGGTTAAACAGCACAGAAGACGGCTGATTAAACGGCATTGGCATTGCGATTTTACGTACATCATCAACGCCAGGTGCGCCTTCAATCTCAATTACTTGTGTTGGCTCGATTCTGTCTGACTGCCCACCAATTCGTCCACCTTTAAGTTTAAGAAGTGTCTGGCTGTTGTTGATATGAGCAGCGTCAAGCAAAGCGCGAAGAGCACCGGTAAGAGCAGCAGAAAGACCACCAATGAGATGAGGTAGTCCAATAGCGTAAGCTCCACGCCAAGGAATGAATTTAAACTCGACGAACCAGTCGAGTTTTTCGAGTTTCTCATCGTTTGCTTCCCAGTTACGATACAGACCAATAACTTCGCCTGTGGTCTCGTCGATTGTTAAAATGTACGGTGCGCGTGCTCCGTCTGTCTCTGAGTCTTCCTCTAAACGTAAGAAGCAGGTAATTTCGTAAATACGACGCAAACCGTCAACGTTTTTAGAAGGCTCTTGCTTGCCCTCGATCTTGTTGTTGGCTTCTTGTGAACGAGTCTGTTCTGTGAGCGGCGCGTCAGATGTGTATGTTGAGTTAATGTCGCGGTAGATACCAGCGTCAACACGTTGAAGGAATACATCCTCTGTAACGTCTTGAACTTCGGTTACACGCTGTGCTGTGTAGAAGTTTGTTGAGGCATACGGAAGAAGAATATTATCAATTGGTACCCATTCGCAGGTAGGCCGCTTTTGTTCTGAATCAAAGCGCCATTTAAGGAACTGTGAACCACCGAGCGGTAACTGAGTGAGCAACTGCTCCATTTCGTCGCGGTACTCTGGCACTTGTTCTGATAACTGCCAGTTAAGGAAGCTAACCTTACGATCGGCTGTCTCTTCTTTGATGCGGTCTGCTTCACCCTTGATGTTTGACTTAACAACACCGTCGGGTGGCAGTAATTCTTTTGCGGATGAGGCAGCAAAGTCAACGCATGCCTCAGCCATAATGGGGTGAACGACTTTGGAGGCTCCGTCGAACGTGGCTCCCCCGGGCGCGTCCTTACCGAGGCCGGTACGGCGTAGACCTTCTTCGTACTGCTTGTCACGTTGCTCACGTGACTGTTGGTCTACATCAATTAAGTCTAAGTATTCTGATGCCAAAGATTGTAAGACGTCGTCGTCAAACTCTTCGGCTAAGTTGGCATAAAATTCTGGTGCTTCTTGTGGTGATTTTTTAGGCGTGAAGTTAACGACTACTGAACCGTCGTCTAGTTCAATAACCTCTTCCTCAACCTCGTCCTCGTCAAGACCTAACGCTTCTTCGTAAGCGTCCATCTCCTCGTCTTGCATCTGAGCTTCTTGAATGTTTTCTTCGCTGTCAAGACCCGGAAGGTTTTGACCCATCTGCATTGGAATTTGTGGATTTGCCATTATTTGTTTAGTGTTGTATTTTTGAGTGAGAACCTAGACTCGTGTGGATCTGTCTCGTCGTAGTGTTCTTGTAAATAGTCCGCGCCCATAGTGGCTGGTATTGATAAAAATTGTGGTACTCCACCGGGTAGCATGCCGATGCCGGAGCCTATTGCTCCAAGTCCTGAAATAGCAGCACCACGATAGTCACCTTGATTGGCTCTTTCTATTGCGTTTATTCCTCTTTCGCCTGTATCTAATGCTGCCATTACTTGAAATGCAGGATTTAACTTATCAAATACTTTACCGGCAACTCCAAGTGTTTTATGGGCTGCGTTTTTAAGATAACCAGGTTGTTGTTTTGCTAGTTCAATAATACGTGCAAATTGTTCATCAGTTGGTTCAGGTGCGCCACCATGTGCAAGATGTTGTGGTGTTACTCCATGGGCAATCATTTCTGCTACCATGTCTTGGGGTGAAACTTCGCCGCCTTCTGCAAATGGTATCGAGTATCTTGCGTTAACGCCTTGCATGTGACCACGCCCGGGTATTGGGTTAATTGAACGGTTTGCGCTAATGTCTAAATGGCCGGGGCCTACAGGCATATTTGCGCCGATGTCCATTTGACCTGGCATTAATTTTATGCCATTCTGTCCTGGAATTGCCATTCCCATGCCAGATACTCCGGCACGTACTCTAGCATTCTCACTTAATTCTTTTTCAAGTTGCATGCGGGCCATTGCGCCCTGGGGTGAGTCCATGTATCCCACACCTGGCATACCAGACATACTAGGAATACTGCGTGCATCAAAACTTACATTTGGTAAGCTGCTTGGGGTTTCCATATTGGTCACCTCTCCACCTGGCGCAAAGTGGGGCACTATGCCAGACTGTTGCATCATCATTTGTTGTGGTGTGTTTACCATGGTCGGAGTCTGAGATGGAGATCCAGCCTCTTCGAGCAACATTTGGTGGGGAGTCTTTAATAGTTCCATTCTAAATATAATAATGCAAGAATATTGGCCTATCCGCCCTATTGGGCGTAGGGGTTAACAAACTTCTTGCTGTACTCATCATCCGCGTAGCTATAGTCGCGGGCGGGTAGTGGATCTAGCTGAATCCAGCCAGAATCTCTTAAAACGCGCAATGCCTGGGACAGTGAGTCCACGTAGTCATCATGGCCGCCTGCCTCTGGAAACGAGCAAACTTGACGAATAAAGCGTTTTGCCCAGTCGGCAAACTCTCCCTTTAACTTAGTGTCCTCGGGTATAAAGACTTTACCCTTGGCAACGAGCGGGGCCACGATGTTAAGTCTTTGCACCTTATCGGCGCGTCCTGGGTTGTACCCACGCACAGGCACGTGAGCACCCTGGAGTTCTTGTATGAGGGAGATACCAGCAGACTTATCCTCCATAAGAATCAGGTCGGCCTTCTTGCCCTTACCAAAGTCATTATCAGCGCCGTATACTACCTCTTTAAAGTCATCAATTACTTTGCGTCGAAGTTCTGGGTACGAAAGGTGTGCATCCCATGCGTCTAAAAGAATAACACAGGTACCAGCGTCCTCTCGTTCAAATATTCCCCACACCGTGCAGGCTGTCGGGTCGTTCATTGTCTTTTCGGAGGTCGCCGGGTCATACGAGGCAATCACGTACTCTAGAGTTGGCGTTGGCTTGTTAGCTGGCCATAGCTTAAACATTTTACGTTTGATGATACCAGATGACTCAGGGTCAAGGATCTCGCCGTAAATCTCCTGCCTGCCAATGTCTGTACCATCGTACGTTGCAAGCTGTTTGAAGAACGTCTTTGAGAGGTTGTCTCGGTTATCAAACGAGCTGGCGTTAACTACATAGACGTCGCCGCCGACTTTTCCCTCGTTGAGGTCAACGATAAGTTCTTTTGGCTTTGGCGTTGTGGTGATGATTTGCTGGACACGGGGGATTCGGGGATCTTTAAGACGCAGCGTGAACTGTACGCCGTCGTAGGCCTCGTCAAGGTAGTCGAACGCGCACAGCTCGTCAAACCAGGCGCCGTGGTATTGCTTACCGCGATACCGCTCTGGCTCGGATGCTGGAATTCCCTGTATGATTGATCCATTGGTAAGGGTAATTTCGAATAAAGACTTGTTGTAATCCTTGATAAGGCTTGGGGGGATGATGTTGATGAGCCCTGAGTCTCCTTCAAAGCAGGTTGCCCTGATGTCGTTGGATGTGGGGGCTGTGACGAGCCAACGGGTGTTATCATACATCCAAGCACGAATGCCAATCCAATGGCTTGCAGTGTGTGTTTTGCCTGATCCCCGTCCGGCAAGCATAAGAAACGTGTCATACTCTCCATCTTCTGGTTCTCTTTGATGTGGTAGTGCTTGAAGCGACCATTTGATTCTCCAGATGGCGGCCTCTAGCTGTTGTTTGGGCCAGTGTGGTCTGGCCTGCGCGAATTTTGTGAGCTCTTGCTCTTGTTTTTGTGTTAGCATGTGGAAATAAAGCCTTCTCCTACGAGAATCGTATTGTCATCACCGGTTGTCTCGATATGAATACAAGATTGGCCGGGGATTTTGGTTATGCTGGTGATATACCTGCGATCATGGTGAACCTTTACAGGTTTTGAGCGTTGGTACGGGACCAGATGGTGTTTTGACTTAAAAGTTAGTGTGTAGTTACCAAACTGTGGCCGATTATAGACCGATGTCTTGGATCCTAACGACTCAACTAGGTACTGAATCTGTATCACAGTCGGTAAATGCTGCGACGTTACCTGGAACGTGTCCTTTTTTTCGTTATACTGCCCCGGCTTTGCCATAATCACGCCCGATAGCAGGTCGATACGCTGCTCAACCGAGGCAAGAAGGTAATTATTTGGTATCTGCTTGGGAATATTGGGTATAAGGTGTGACTCTACTGTAGGAATAATCCAAAATGTGTGCTTGCCGTTGGGGTATTTGCAGTAGTGCTTGGTCTTGTAGCCGTAATCCCTGAGCTTTTCCTTGACGGTGTCGCAGTTTTTAGCCGAGGCGGAGTACATACCCTTTCCTTTTTTGCTAAAAAACCAAAAGCCCATCACAAACGGGGGAATAGGTAGGTCTTGGTGTGGCAGTACCACAGGCTGCGTGGTGGGGACAGAGAAGTTCTTGCGCAGGTTGGTGTGTACCAGGGGCTGTTCCAGTAAATCCTGCAGCTTAGTGTGCTTAAGAGGTCGGCGAAATCTATTCACACCCTTGTAATCATACAAACGCTGCCGGTACTTGCGGGTCTCGATCATAAAGCAAAGGTTATGATCGCCGCTGACACATAGGGCGTCGTCAAACTGTACCTCGTAGCAGTCCTCTGCTCGGTACTCTTGGATTAATTTTATCCTAACCACTTTACCATTACGGTCAAACACGTAATCACCAACCTGCAACTTGTACGCAGGCTTCCAGTAGTCAAGGGTTAATACTTTTTCGTTGCTGAGTATTGCCATAAAAGTTTTCTAGGACCCAATGGTCCAGCCAGCGCCCTAACGGCGCTCGTATCCTGTTTTGTATTTCAACTGGCAGGTTTTGGATTTTCACTGCCTCCGCGGTAATGCTAAGCCTGTACTGCATGTACTTGGTTGTCTCATAGTCCAATATTTCTATTGGCACGTCTACCAGGTCCATCTTGAGCTCGTCACAAATAATCACACGAAAGCCAAGCAGCTTTTTTTGACTATTTTCCAGGGCACCCTGTATTTGGTACACGTATTTGCTCATACTTATAATAATACAAAAATCAACGGCTTAGCGTCCCACGGTTAAAAATATACCAACTTGTCCGGACAGCCTGCTAGGGTTGCTAGGGTTGCTAGGGTATATTCCAGCTTTACCCCCACACTTACGTTTTATTTTAAAAAATTTTAAAAAAGAGTAAAAAGGGCTTGCAACCCTAGCAACCCTAGGACCGACGCTGTAAGTTATTGATTCATATAGTTCACAATGATAATGATTCTTATTTACAAAAAGGGCCTTCCCTAGCAACCCAAGGACGTGTTTAGGGTTTACCCTAATGTGTTTAGTAATTTACAAAAAAAAAATTTGAGATTTATACAAACTTGAGCTTTGTGGGGCCCCCTGCCCCAACTTGGTGCATAGGACCCAAATGGGGGATGTGGTTTATAAACGACACCCCCCGCAGAAAGGAGGGCCAACGTATTTCACATGGTGGAACGTAGCTGGCACGCTTCTTGCCTAGCAAGATCTATGCCAGCCTAGCATCGCGCCCTGCCGAGCAAAGTACAGCGCAAGCCTAGATGAGAATGCTTCTCATTCGCATTGAGCCTAAGAGTAGCGAGTGATGAGTGTGAGTACTCACTAACATACAGGCTGGCACGCTTATTGCCTAGCAAGATCCGTGCCAGTTAGGCAGTGCACCAGTGTGGTGCATAGGCTCACGGCTCATCGCCTAGCAAGATCCGTGCCAGTTTGCCTATGTGGTTTAAACGTGATTAGAGGTACCTAGGAGACGAGCAGGCTCGTTGCCTCATCAGTGTATTACCGCACCGACGATCGGGGCGCTATGACGGTGAGCACCAGCCACACAGGCTTAGCGGGCGATGCGCACGTGAGGCGATGAGGTCTATGTGGACCGTCATGATGCCAACAGATTACGA